CAGGAAGTCGTCGACTACTCGACGATCCCGACGGGCAACTACTTCCAGGATCTGGAAGAGCAGCTCGTTCAGGAGAACAAGACGCTCAAGGGCGACCGCGCGACGGTCATCTTCGGCGGCATCGAGATGGTCAACGACGACGACGACACGACCTGGAACCCCGGCGACCTCGTCTATCTCGCTCCTGGCGGTGGTTTCACGACCACGAAGCCCAGCGCGACGGGCGATCTCGTCCAGGTGGTGGGTGTCGTGCTCACCCCCGACGGCACGGGCAAGGACCGGTTCCTGCTCGACGTCAACTTCGACTACGCGACGGCCTGATCTGACCTCACTGGATCAAACACTTAACCTAAGGACTTATCCCTAACATGCCCCGCCACGAAGTTGCGACCAAGGACGGCGTGCCTCTCGACGAGCTGCTCGCCAAGGCCCGCCGCCTGATCGACATCTACAACGACGCCCAGCGACCGTTCCGCGACCTGTTCGTGGAGATGGTCGACCAGCAGACCTTCTACCAGGAGCCGCCCGGTGCGGAAGTCCAGTGGGAGGAGCTCGCTGAGGGTGAGCACCCGCGCACCGTCACCCGCGACCTCGGTGACCGGCAGATGTTCATCCGGGACAAGAAGTACGGCCGCGCGATCGGCTACTCTCAGGAGTTCGTCCAGAAGCACACGGAGGCCCGCGTGCTCAAGAAGATCCGGACGATGCTCATGGGCGCCGAGACGGTCCAGCGCGACCTCATCATGACCGCCCTGGAGGACGGCATCGCCGACGGCCGTGCGCTCTGGTACGACGTGCCCGACTACGGCGCGAACACGTTCTCGAACACGCACAACCACTGGTTCGACACCACGGATGCGCTGTTCGGGACCTCCGGCACGGCCTACACGCCCCACCGGCACATCGAGGAGGCCAAGCGGCAGCTGACCCACCACGGCTTCATGGGTCCGTTCGTCGCCCTCATCTCGACGGACTTCAAGTATTCCCTCCGGGACGAGATCAGCTGGGACGCCCAGTACCACGTCCCGATGGCGACCGGCCTGCGCTCGGCCGACATCCACGACCTCCAGATCGTCATCGACGGCGTTCGGATGGTCGAGTCGCCCTGGATGACGGGCAACAAGATGTACGTCACCCAGGTCAACAACGAGAGCCCGGTCAAGTTCTACGAGGACATGCCGATCCAGCTGACCCGCGGCGGAGAGGGCGGCGGTCCCGTCGTCTCGCCGGGCGACCTGCTCGGTGCCTACGGCTCGGCTCGCTGGGGCGTCAAGATGGTGGACCCGCTCCGCGCGGTCTACGTCAACGCCGACAACCTCGCCTGATCGGGCGACGGTTCTACTCACTAACTTTCCCACCACCCACTACCAACCATGCCAATGCAAACCGGATTCCGCGTCTTCGGCGACGTGCTCGACCGCGAAGATTCCTACCTCGACGTCACCGTCGGTGGCGTTGACGAGACGGGAAACATCTACCTCGTCGAGCCCGGCACGGGTGGTGAGACGTGGTCCTTCACGGCCGAAGAGATCGCCGATCTGTACGACGAGCTGCTACTCGTCGGTGCCGACAACATTCCGTATCCAACGCACGAGCTCTGGACGGACCTGGACAACATCGGGAGCACGCGCAAGAACGTGAGCATCAACAACTTCGTTGATACTGACCTGATGGAATCGCAGAAGTTCCTGTTCATGGCGCTCGTGGAGGCGGGACGGTAACGTGGCATCCAATCAGACCGAGCTGATCGACGAGCTGCGCCTGTTCACCGGCTACGGAACTGGCGTGCTCGATGACACCGAGTTCGGGACGGTCATCGATCGGGCTGCCCAGCACGTCAGCATCGTCAAGGACATCTCGGACGAGTCCTTCGATTTCTACGCCTCGCAGGACCGCGAGGAGGCCCTGTTCTGGTTCTCCTGCCTGTTCGCCAAGGTCGCCGTCAAGGAGTTGGACGCACAGACGATCCAGGTCGGCTCGATCGACCTGCGGTCGCTGCTCGCGAAGGACCACAACGACGCGACTACCTGGTTCCGCAACGCCCAGGCCGCGCTCCGGGCGCTCGACTCCAACGGCGATGCTGCTTTCGGCGTCGGTATCGGTTCCGTCACGCGGAAGGATCGCGTCTACGGCAAGAACGCGACGGCCTCAACGAACAACCCGCTCGGAGGGTAAATGTTCCCCAGTCGCCTGATGCAAGCCAAGATCGAGCAGCTGGGCTCGACGGCATCCGTCCTTGAGCGTACCGCCTCCGGGACGACCAACTTCGGTAATCCGACGAGCGACTACAATCCGACGCGAACGGTGGTCTGTCTGCGGACGTATCCAGATCACAACTCGGAAATTCGCGGCGTTGCGGGCGATCGCATCCGCGACGTGCCGATCTTTCTGTTTCCGCTCGGCGAGCAACCGCCCGAAGAGGCGCGGCTCGACTACCCGGAAGCAGATGGCTCCGTCACCGAGTACGAGCTCAAGGCGGCGACGAACTATCCGACGCACGTCGAGATGACCGGCCAGCGAGTCGACAACGCCTGATGATCGAGATCCGCGTCGACGAGTCCGATCTCCTCGCGCTCGATAGAGCGCTGGAGCATGGAATCCGGCAGGGTGCCAGTGATAGCGCCCGCTGGGCCGTCGACCACGGCAAGAACCTTGCGCAGGACGAGATCATGCTACACCGGCGGATCTGGACCGGCGAAGTCTTCGATGGCTTCCGACACTCGATCGAGCGGACGGAGGATGGCTATCTGGCCAACCTGTGGAACGAGTCGAACCACGCCGGCGTCGTCAACTACGGTCGCCGGCCGGGAGCGCGCCGACCGCCCGTCCAGAACCTGATGGACTGGGTCGTCGCTCACATGGCGCCGCGAGAGTTCGATCCGAAGATCGTCGAGCACTGGCTGCCTGAACTCCAGGCGCTCGCCGGCGTGTACGGTCCCGGCTACGTCCGTGCGGCGTTCGATCTCCAGGAGAAGATCCACGAGGATGGCTTCACTGGAATCCATTTCAAGCGGACGGTGGAGAACTCGCTGCGACAGTACGGCCCGGTCGTCACGAAGCAGAAGACCGAGGCTCGCGTGATCGAGGAGCTCGGTCGTGCCGGCCTCTTGGAGTAAACGCTCATGGATCTCACCTCGCTCGTCAGCACGCTCCAGACGTATCTGAACGGTCAGCTCAGCGCGCCCGTTCTCACGCCGAGCGGCACCGACGAGTACGACACGCAACCGCTTCCGGCGGTGATCCTGGAGCACATGCTCCCCGAGCCGCTGACGTTTCACAACTCGAATCTCGCCCAGGTAGTCGAGAACGACACGCCCGGCACCGGCGACGATCGGTACTACCGGTACCAATACTACGTCCGCCTCGACTACCTCATTCGGGCTGCTGACGACGAATCGGTCGTCGCGTTGTACGATTCGATGCAGGCAGCGCTGTTCGATTTCGTGGAAGAGCCGCACCTCCTCCACGAGGACGTTCGCGAGTTCGATCTCCGCAACGGCGGCGGCATCGATCACGTGTTCGTCGAGGATACAGAATCGGAGATGAACCTTCCAGTGCGGATCAGGTCCTTCGACCAGGTGAAGCGGACGGATACCGAGTCCATCGACTCGATTACCGAGACCTTCACCGTCACGAACTAACCTAACATGGCTACTTTCGGAGACAAGACCGAACCCGGCATCGTTACGGATCTCTCGTCTGCGCTCAACGTCGGTACGGCGGGCGCGGCGCCGAGCGATCTTGGCATCGTCGGTCAGGCCGATCTGGCTTCCACTGGAAGCGATGGCGCTGACCCGAACATCGTCTACGAGGTAACGCGGGCTACGCAGGCTCGCACCCTCTTCGGACCCGAGGCATCGTCCCTGCTGACGCAGGGCATCATCGACGCGCTCATCGAGGGCGCGTTCCCCGTCTACGCGCTCGCTCCCGAGGAGATCGACGTCGCTGGAGAGGACATTTCCGGCGTGGCGGGCACGTCCGGAACGCTCTCGCAGACGCCGGTCATCGAGGACGCTGCATCGATCTCGTTCACGGTCGACGGCGTCGCGAAGACGACCGTCCTCACCTACGAGGACCCCAGCACGAAGGCGCCCGGTGCCGACGAGGTGTACGTTAACCCCGTCACCGGCGCGTTCGAGCTGGACGTCGCGCCGTCCGACACGGACACGTCGAACGACACGGCCGACTACACCTACTACGACTACCCGACCGCCATCGATGCGATGGTCGCCGGCGCTGGCGACACGATCGACTTCTTCCAGCCGATCAACGAGAACCAGGACGTCGTCGACTACGCGCAGTCGGCAAACAAGTCGATGGCCGCCGAGTACGATCTCGCGCTCGCCGTCCTCGGTCCTGGCGACACGGTGATCGATCCGGCGACCTACACGCAGTCCTACGACGACTCGCGGGCACAGGTCGTTTTCGGCACGCGCTTCGAGGACAACTCCTCGCTGCTGGCGGCCTACGCCGGCAAGCGGGCAGCCCTCGGCCTGACGCGGACGCCGATCGGCCTCAAGTTGGAGAGCACCAAACGGATGGCCAGCTACCAGGCCAGCCTGCTCGACCGGACGGCTCGCGGCCAGCTGATCGATGCGAACGTCGTCCCGCTCGCCGACGAGGCTGGTGGCATCCGTATCGTCGACGACAAGACGACCGTCACGAGCTCGAACGCCCAGGAGGGCAACATCGACTTCGGCTTCACGCGACTCGTGATGGACTACATTATCACGATCACGCGCGCCAACGAGCAGCCGTTCATCGGCCGGCTCAACAACGGCGCCGTTCGCGACGCCTTCGCCGATCTCGTCAAGGGCGAGCTGGTCGCGCTCAAGAACAGTGGCTCCGTCCTGAGCTACACGGTCAACGTCGCGAAGGTGGACGCCACGACCGCCTCGCTCGAAGTTGGCGTTGAGGTCGCCAAGCCGCTCCGGTTCATCGAGAACAAGATCACCGTCGGCTCCACGGCCTAAAGACTCAACTTCACGCTTTAACTCATGACCCAGAGTCCCAACAACGTCGACCGTATCGAGTCTGCTGGCGACATCACGCTGCTCGTCTCGCGTGGTTCCTCGTCCGGCGGCAACGCCCAGATGATCGAGGTGCCCATCTCGCGGCTGGACACGAAGAAGGACATCAAGATCACGGAGTCCGCCGAGTCGAACATCAAGGCGACCGGCTACTCCATCGACCGGATCTCCTACTCCGGCACGATGATGTTCAAGGGGAGCCGCAAGACGAAGACGCTCCCCGACGGCTCCGTCGCCCATCTCGACGACCTGCTCTACGACGAGAACGGTGCCCCCGTTCCCGTGGCGATCTCCATCTCCCACGATCTGATGCAGGACGGCACGGACAGGACGGAGACCTACAACCCAGTCCTGGTCAAGAGCGAGTCCTACCAGGTCCGCTCCGAGGAGCAGAACGAGACTGCCTACGACTGGGTAGCGATGGACCGCAAGAGCGACCAGCCGTGAGCTGACGCTCGTTCGAGTCGCATCGTTCGCTGACCATTTTTCATCCGTTATCCGTACACTATGACCGAGAACTCCGAGAACCCCGAACCCGAGAACGAATCAGACGACCAGGTTGAGCCCCAGTCCGAAGAGGCCGGGCAGCAAGTGAACATCTCCCGTCTCCGCCAGATGGCGATCCGCGGCACGAAGTACCGCGAAGAGCTGGAGATCGAAGACTACTACGGCCTCAGCGGCACGCTGTACGTCCGCCCGCTCTCCGACATCGAGTTCCTTCCCATCGCCGCGTTCCTGGAGGACCGCCTCCACATCGACGAGGAGGAAGCCCAGCAGATGCTGGAGGACGGCAAGGACGAGGCCGGCCGGATCGACCCGGCCAACTTCGACGAAGACTTCGTTGCCATCATGCAGAAAGCGGCGGCCCTGGGTATCGACACGACCCAGGGGCTCGCCGAGGGCGAAGACGAGGAGGGCGTCCACGAGATCGTCGCCATGCTCCAGGGCGGCCTCTCGCTCGTGATCGCCGAGAAGGTACTCTCGGTGACCAGCGACGCGGGGAAGGCCGAATCCTTTCGCAGAGACGGGGGCAGCAAGTAGCATCGCTCGCCTCCTGTCGAAGTACGGCATCGGCTTTGATGGCATCGACCACCAAGGCGAACTTACGCCCTTCCAGCGACAGGTCATCGATGCTGCCGAGGCGTTCGAGTACAAGCTCCAGCAGGAGCACGCCGGCGGCGGCGCTGACGTCGAGCTCCAGCCGAACGCCCGCGCCTCTTCGGACGTGGGCTCGCACGAAAACGAAGAAACCATCCGGTACATCAGTCGGCGTGAGAATCCCGACCATCCCGTTCACCGTAGGTAACTAATGGCAGTCGACATCTACATCGACCTCAACATCGCTGAGGCACAGGCCAAGATCGCCGAGCTCAAGGGCGAGCTGGAAACGCTGAACGATCTCGACTTCGGCGAGCTCGACCTGGAAGGCTTCATGCGCGGCCTCGACGATGTTGCGCTCAAGATGTCGGAGATCCGGCTCCAGGCGCGTGGGATCGGAACGGACATTCGAGCAGCGCTTCGCGGCCTCGACGACGTCAGCTTCAACGTCAACGCTCCAGACGGCGGTGTCGGCTCCGGCACTGGTGGCGAGAACGGACCGCCTGGCATGAGCTGGGGCGAGTTCCGTACTAAGATGGGTGATCTGTTCGGTTCCGGGGAGACCGACCAGCAAGCTGCGTTCCATTTGCTCACACGAGGAGAAGGACCCATTCGTGATCCCAGAACCGGTCAGTTTACCACTCGGGAGAAGTTGGCAAGGTCGATTTTCCACAAAACGCCATTCGGTACAGAGTCGCTTTGGCGAACGTTAGAGCGTGATGGATTAATTGGTGCCGAAGACCAACGCGGGATGCTGTCTCCGTTAACGGGGGCAGTTCACGGCGCAAAAACCGCAGAGAATGAGCTGTCCTTCATGGACCGGCTCAAGCAGCGGTTTAGCACGTTCGATCACGAGACCCGCGACTTCACCGGATTCAGTGAGTCAATCAAGCGGTTCGTCCCGTCGATGCGCTCGTTCTACGCCATCGTCGCGGTCCTGATCCCGCTCATCATCACGTTCGCGACGCAGGCACTCGGTGTCGCGACGGCACTCGGTGCGGTTGCCACTGCCGGTGCTGCGGTGATTGGTCTCGGACTGATCGGTCACGCCAACAGCATGGGAGCTGCCTTCGCGCAGGCGAAGTACCAGCTCTACCAGTTCAAGCGCGAGCTGTTCGAGGTCTTCCAACCGACTGCCCGCGTCTTCGCGCCGATCTCGGCACAGTTCCTCGACAGAGCTCCGCAGGCGCTGAATCGCGTTGCCCACTCGATGCAGGGTCTCGCGAAGTACAGCGACACGATCTTTGCGGCCTTCTCCGGTCTCTCCGACTGGATCGCGGCTGTACTCGATCAGATGACCGCTTGGGAGGGCGTCATCAGTCAGCTGGCAATTCGCTTCGGCGCGATCCTCGGGCAGAACATCATCGAGTTCTTCTCGTTCCTGCTGCGCCAGGCATCTGATAACCAGCAGACGCTGATTAACCTCGGCGGCGCACTCAAGGACATCCTCGGGGCGATCTACAACGTCTCGAAAGCCATCTCGACGCTTGTCGCTCGACTTGGTTTCCTCTGGGAAGGATTGGCAGCGCTAACGAATCTGCTGAACAACCGCGTTGTTCTCGGACTGATTACGTTCCTCGGGATCGCCGCACTGGTGATCGGTTCGCTCCGCAGCCTTGCTGCGTGGACGCTGATCGCGAGCGAGGAACTCGGCCTCCTCGGCGAGGCATCGTTCTACGAAGCTATCGCGGCGGGTATAGACAAGATCGTCGAACCGATCCAGGCACTCATCATCGAGCTCGGTATCGCCGAAGAGGAGATGGCCGGCCTGCTCGCGATGACTGGCATCGGTCTGCTCGCCGTCGGTGCGGGTGTCGCCGCCACCTATGCAGTTGCGAACGCAAATCCGGGCAATCCTGGTTCCGGCAGTTACGACGGGAACTACGCACCGCGACCAGGCCAGGTCAGCGTCAACCACAACACGTACAACATCACGACCTACGGCAACATGGACAACGCCAGCGAGCAGCGTATCAAGTCGACCATCGCTGACGTGAATCGCAAGGGAACGGCCACGAGTACCGGTGTCAGCGGACCGGCGCCATCCACCGTCGGCGAGACGAAAAAGTAAATGGTACAGAGTACGCGCATCCCCGACGATCCGACGGAGCGCCTCGGCTTCGAGGTTAATCCGACGGATGCCAGCTGGACGTTCATTCCGACGTACTACCCGACGCGCGGGCCAGTACAGACGAAGGATCGAGAGCTGATCCGCGCCGGGAAGCAGTGCCGCGGCGAGGACGTCTCGCTTAAGAAGATGAAGAACCGCGACTTCCACGTCGCGGGCGTCATCCTCGCCAGCGAGATCCCGGCCTTCCAGGACCTCATGGACTACGACGGTACCGTCGATCTGATCTCGCCGCTCACGCCCTCCGGCGGGATGGAGTGCGAGATCAAGAGCTCCGAGCTCGGCGAGAACGATGGCTGGGACCCGCTCAAGCGACAGTGGCGGTTCAAGTACACGATCGACCTCGTGAGCACCGGGCGCGACGAGTACGGCTCCGGCCACAACGCCATCATCTCCGCGCTCGTCGGTTCGCGGCCAACTCCGAAGAGTGGCGGGTTCGTGAAATGAGCTGTGGCGTAGACGAATGGAACGTTCGCTTTCCGAACGTCATCGGCACCGACGGTCCAGTCCAGCTCCTTCCCTACGAGATGGACTTCAAGCGGAGCCAGACGGAGCTGTCGTACTGTCGCATGACCTTCCGACCGGAAGTCGGGGAAATGCTCAAGCCGCAAACTCGGTATCCGGGCGGCTACTTCCGCAAGCCGCGTATCGCCGAGATCATGTTCGGCGACGAAGTGATCGAGTCGCTGTACTTCAAGCCGGACTTCGCGACCTACACGTCTGACGCGACGTACCTGGAGTTCCACGACGCACAGAACCTGCTCGACGATGGCGTGGTCGACAAGGCGTGGCCAGCCGTTACGCTACGTAATGCGTACCAGTACGCGTTCGACCAGCGAGTCGACAACGGCATCATCAAGGGACTCAAATTCAGCGAGGTCGACATCGCGGCGCTGTACTACCAGAACGTCGCGGAGAAGAAGGCATTAGCGACGTACGAGACGCCATACAGCGAGTACCACGCTGATCTGACGACGAAGCTACTCGACGGTGTCTTCCAGATCGACCTGGATCAGCTCTCACCGTACAAGGCCATCTGGCAGCTGAACAAGCGCTTCAACCTGACCGCCTGGATCGGACACGATCTGTACCTCTGGATCGGCGTGCCACACTCGATCGGCCTGACGCACTACGCGGCACCGAACGACGAGCGCGTCTGGCGATACCAGGACGAGAACGTCAACATTCGTCACTCTCGCGAGCCGATCCGGTCGATAACTGTCCAGGGCGCCTGGGTTGACGAGCCGGGCATTGGGACTGGCGAAGACGTGCTCAACATCTTCAACCCGAGCAAGAGCACCGCCGATGTCCAGGCGACCGGGATCGCCTATCGAACCGACGTGGGGTACGGCCGCTCGATCAAGATTGCTATGCAGGACGCTAAGCGTGACGTACTGCCAGCGCTGGCCGAGGCGGAGATGCTGAACTTCATGGCCGACGAGAACAAGGGAACGATCGAGATCGATACGCAGCTCTCCGCGCCGTTCACGCCGCTCCAGTCCGTAGAGGCTGGGGACAAGATCCACATCGTCCCCGACGATCGGATGTTCGACAACCCGACGGCCGACAGCGGTCGCATCGGCGACGAGCCAGACAAGGAGAGCAGCTGCAACTCGCTCATCAACAACGAGACGTACCTCATCACATCCGTTCAGCACGACATCGATTCGAGCGGCTACTGGTCGCTGACGTTGGAAGTGTCACTCGTACCGAGAACTGACGACATCAACTCCGTCTTCCGGTACTTCGACCCGAAGCGCGACGGCTACATCACCGCCAACGAGTTCTTCGACGGCAACTGGTTCGAAGAGGGCGCGACCATCGATGCGACCGGCCAGCTGGCTGACCATCCGTTCATTCCGCCATGATGCTCGAACACGGCTTCGTGACCAGTGTGACCGTCACGGAGGGGATTCCGAACTGCGCTGTCCAGCCGGTGCGCGTGAATACCGAGTACACCGACGTACCCGTGCTCCACGACTTCCGTGGCCTGTTCTTCGTGCCGGAGATCGGCTCGAAGGTGACCATGCTCAAGCTCGGCGAGCAGCGGTTCATCGTCGGCGTCCTGGAGCGGAACCCCGACGGCGAAAATCCCGATCTGGCGCCCGGCGAGTTCGCCATCCAGCTGGACGGCTCGACCAAGATCGAGTTCACGAAGAACGGCAGCAACTACGACGTCGCGATCAACGCATCCGGCGACGTGACGATCAACGCGGACGGGAACGTCCTGATCGACGGCATCGACTTCGACCAGCACACCCACGGCTACAGCTGGGGAGACACGGCAGGTTCCGGCACGACGGATTCGCCGTCCTGACCCGGCCTCTTCGGACTTAGCATCAACTTACCATGCGAGACCTCGCCCTCGACAGCAACTTCTCCGTCTACCTGGACGGCGGCAACGACTTAGCCGTCGTCGAGGGGCAAGCGGCGTTCGAACAGTCGGTCGTCGTGATGCTGACGGACTACATGCAGAGCACGCTCACCGGGATCACCGGCAGCGAATCCACCATCAAGGACAAGATCCGACTCCAGGCCACTCGCGTTGCCAGAGACCACGGCGCGCTGGATTCGGTCGAGGACATCATCGTCGAGCCCAAGCCCGAAGAGGCCGGGACGTACCAGGTCACCATCCTCTACCTGGCCGGCGAGGACTACCAGTTCGACATCTGATACATGACAATCGTAGACGGCAGACCCAGCCCCGAGACCAGCGAGGAAATCCTCGATGCACTGATCGCCGACGCCAAGGAATACTGGGGCGAGGACATCAACGACAACACCCTCGCCACGTTCCGGATCTTCTATCGACCGATCGCCGACCGACTCGCCGAAGCGCAGATTGACATCGGCGCGGTCCTGGATGCGGCACAGATCGACCACGCCTCTGGACAGGCGCTCGATTACAAGGCGGCCGACATCGGTGTCGTTCGCCACGAGGCCCAGCAGGCCACCGGAATGGTCACGTTCTCGCGGGCTACCGCAGCGAGCGTCGACTACACGATCCCGGCCGGAACGGTCGTCCAGACCGACTCGACCACGCCGATCAAGTTCACGACGGACGCCTCGGCGACGCTCGTCGCTGGCAACACGTCGATCGACGTAGCAGTCACGGCAGTTAACGGTGGTACGGATGGAAACGTCGGCTCGAACACGCTGACGGTGATGCCCGCCAAGCCGGTGGGCATCGACTCGGTGACGAACGCTGCGGCCACTTCCGGCGGGACCGATCGCGAGAAGGACGAGGAATTGCGTGCTCGTGCGAAGACCGAGCTCGCGACCGGCTCGCGGGCCAGTGCGAAGGCACTCGTCAGCGCCTGCGCCGCCCAGGACGGCGTCACATCCGCGTCGATCTTCATCAACAACGGCAATCTGAGCCAGATCCCCGGCCAGAGCGCTGACGGTTTCGAGCTGGTCGTCGCTGGCGGCAACGACAACGAGATCGCCCAGGCGATCCGCGATACGATGGCCGGCGGAGATACCGACTGGGGCGGCTACAACGGAACCGCCGCTACCGGCTCCGCTGATCTCGGTAACGGGCAGACGCTGACGGTCAACTTCTCGCGGCCCAGCGAAGTCACGATCTACATCGACATGAGCCTCGATGTGACCGACGAGTACGACGGCGACGACGCCGTCCGCGACCGTGTCGTCGACTACATCGGCGGGCTCCACTCGTCTGGGCAGTCCGTCTCCGGACTGGAGGTCGGCGACGATGTGATCTACGGCGAGATCGAGTACGCCATCCGCGACGTGGACGGCGTGTACGACATCACTGACCTACAGGTCGCGACGAGCAGCCCGCCGTCCGGAACGGCGAACATCGCTATCTCGGCCTCGGACATCGCCGTCGCGGACGCGACGGACAGCTCGATCGGAATCTCGACGACCGTCGTGTGACCGATCGCGTAATAACACCATAGCAACATGAGCGGATTCACTGACATCGGCGAGGAGTACGACGCAAAGAACAGTCGCGAGGGCACGCTAACGGTTGGCGTCTACAACCAGGCGACGGACGCACTCGACGACACGAAGGATCTGGCCGACCTGACGACTGAGCCAGTCGGCTCGGCCTATGCTCGACAGAGCGATAACTTCACGGCCTTAAAGAAGGGCGGTAACTGGGGAACCGACAACGACAACAAGCTGACGTTCGACACGACCGATTCGAACCAGTCGGTTGACTCGTGGTTCCTCGTGGCGAACTTTACGTCGGCTGAGGCGGGAGACGGGGCAGCGACTGACCACATCATCGCGTTCGGCGCGCTACAGCAGACCTACGATCTCGGCTCGGTCGATCAGCTGGAGCTGGCAGCTGGCGCGGTCTGCGTGACGGTTGACTAAACGCCCAGAACGCGGCATAGCGAGTGCTGAATAGAAACAGACGACCAATACTAACAAATGACACTTAAATATCGTAGCATTAACGTTTCCGAACAATCTGGAACGGCCATATCTAACTATGCTATCAAGTTAACGTTTGGTTCTGGCGATTCTATGTTCAGTGTCGCCGCGTCTGATGGTTCTGATATTCGATTTACTGACACTCTTGATGATTCGCCTCCTTATCTGGAGCACTACATTCGCTCATTTGATGCAGCAGGCGAATCCGCAGAGATATGGGTTAAGGTGCCATCCGTAACTGCAAATGGTACCGATACTATCTATATGTCCTACGGCGACGGATCTACGCCGAAGGCATCCTCGCCTACGACCACCTACCAGTATCTCTTTGACAACGTCGAGGATGGGGACGTCGCTGAGTATAATGGAAGCGGGAGACTCTCTGCCCAGCAATCCTCGTTGGGACTGACCGCCCCGGAAGGATCGTGGTTTGGCGCCGTCGCAGGAAATGGAAGTAATAACTTCTGGGGACGCACTGGTGATTTCAATGTCGACACGTCGACTGGCATGGGGATTGCGCTCGAATACTACTATGCACATGGCGAGTCGGCTGGAGCAGCCCGTTCGGCACTTATTAGCAGTTGGAATGGATCGGCGACGAGTCCGCCGGCTGGGTACTGGACTATCGCCGGGACGGGGACGAGTATCTCGACAAACCTCCGAACCTACTTCGACGGCAGTGCAGGTCACAACGTAGCT